TGGAACATTTAAAGCAATAGAAGCCGTATTATGAACGAAATAGAACCAATACAAAACACCAACAATATACGAATGGCAGATTTCGTAAGGGTTACGACTGCTAGTGCTACATATCGTTTTGCCACAACTCCTTCTGTCCTTACAATACCTGCTGTTGATGCAGAACCTTTTGATGCGCTTGGAGCGTTAGTTAAAATTAATGATGTGCAACGCGATATTAAATCAACCGCTAATGAAACTTCTATTACTTTAGTTGGCATAGATACAGCTCTTTTAGGATGGGTATTGGGACATGATATTAAAGGTTCTAAAATTGAAATGTGGCATGGATTTTTTGACCAAGATAGTGTGTTAATAACCACAGGTGGCACAGGCGGACTTTATCAATTTTTTTCAGGCATTATTACTTCATTTCAAATATCAGAACAATATGTGGAAGAAGCAAGAGCGTATGTAGGAATTATAACCGCTTCAGCATCTAGCATACAAATTATTTTACAGAACAGAACTGCTGGTCGTTATACCAATGACAATGCTTGGCAATACTTTAATTCAGGCGATACTTCAATGAATAGAGTTAATTTTATTGAAACCATTAATTATGCTTTTGGCAAAACAGGTTGATTAGATTCGCCAATAAATACGACAACAATAAAATAATAGAATTGCTAAAAGACTTTGCCATTAAGTCAAATAATCCAATGACAAATAATCCTTTAGTATGGTCTAAAACTTATATTGAACAAATATTATTTACTTTATATGCGGGTAGAGGTTTTGTTTTAATTGACGAAGAACAGACGGGCATATTAATAGCGGCAAAAACTGAATGTTTTTGGATTAAAGAAATATATCAATTACAAGAAGTTATGTTGCATGGAAATAATAAATTTGTTATTGCTAGGTTAATAAAAGAATATATAAAGATTGCAAAAGATATGTTAGATAAAAAACAAATAAATCAAGCAGTTATGTCATCTTATGATGATCTTAAATTTGAAAGATATGGAATGATTAAATTAGAACAACATTGGGAAATTAAATGATTTATTTCATTATTACTTTTCTTATATTCTTTTTTGTTTGTAACGATGCTTATGCTGGCACTTTTATTGTTACTCAATTAGTTAGTGCTACTTTTGCCGCTAGTTTTGCAGGTCAAATGATTGCGTTTGCTATTAATATGGTAGCTTCATCTATCTTATCTAAAATATTTTCGCCTAGCGCACCTGATCAATCTAATCTTAATGCTCAACAACCCAATCCAGGAAATCGCCAACAAGTATCCCCTGCTGGCGACAATAAACTTCCTGTTGTTTATGGATCAGCTTATGTTGGCGGCGTTATTACCGATATGTCTATTACTGAAAATAATCAAGATATCTATTGGGTGATGTCATTATCAGAAGTAACCAATAGTGAAAATGGAAATACTGCGGATGTATTTACTTTTGGAAATGTTTATTGGGGTGGAAAACTTTGCGTATTTGGTGGCAATGGATATTCAGTTACAGGTCTTACTGATGAATCAACAGGGGAAACGCAAGACATCACAGGCTATATGGATATTTATTTATATAGCAATGGTGTTTACAACGGATACAACACCGCATCAAACGCTATTCAAATAATGCAAACGGCAGGTCTTGTTTATACTTGGGATAATACCAAGCTAATGAGTAATTGTGCTTTTGCTATTGTTCATGTCAAATACAATCAAGATAGAAATTTAACAGGATTAAATCAAACTCGTTTCCAAGTTAATAACCCAAGAATAGCTCCAGGCGATTGTATTTTAGATTATTTAACATCAACTCGTTATGGTGCGGCTATATTGTTAGCCAACATTAATACTACAAGCCTTACTGCATTAAACACTTACTCTGCTGAATCATTTACTTATACTCCATATAGTGGTGGATCATCAACACAAGCTAGATTTACTTTTAACGGCACACTAGATACTAATCAAAAAATTATGCAAAACATTCAGGCTATGTCTGATTGTTGTGATTGCTTAATTAGATACAATGAAATAGAAGCCAAGTGGGGTGTCGTTGTTCAAAGTCCTGCTTATACAGTTGCTATGGATATTAATAACAGCAATATGATTGGTGGTATTACAGTAAGCCCTATTGATCTTAACAATTCATTTAATGTTATTGAAGTTAAATTTCCCGATGGCTCTGCAAAAGATAGTTTTAATTCAGCTACTTTTGATTTAGCTACAGTTAATCCAGCTCTTTTATTTGCTAACGAACCTGTTAATAAACAATCTGTTAATCTTTATTTAGTTAATAACAATGTTCAAGCCCAATACCTTGCTAATCGTATGCTAGAAGCGGCAAGGGAAGATTTACAAATACAATGCGATATTAATTTTATAGGGCTTGAATTAGAAGCGGGCGACATTGTTACAGTAACTAATCTTAATTATGGTTGGGAAGCCAAATTATTTAGGATTAATAAAGTCATTGAAAAATTTACTGACGATGGAAATATTATTGCCACACTTAATTTAATGGAATTTAATCCTGCTGTTTATGATGATCTTAATATAACTCAATTTACACCAAGCCCAAATACAGGAATTGGTAGCCCTAGTGCTTTTGGAACTATTCCTGTTCCTGTAATTTATGCTCAATACCCATCTAATGTTAATCCAACTTTTGACATTCAAATAACAACTTCAAGTGCTGGCATAACTCAATACGCAGAAGTATGGTATTCAGCTTATCAATATCCAACTGCAAGTCAGTATATATTTGCTGGGACTAGCGAAATTAATTCCAATGGAAATCCTTATGACATTAATACAAATTTACCCATTATTGAATTATTTAATATTCCCGCAGGAAATTGGTATTTCTTTAGCCGAATGGTTAATGCAATAGCTACAAGCGATTATTCTTTAGCATCAGTTAAACTTACATGGCGACCTACAACATTTCAATATACTGATAAATATTTATCTGTAGCGTATGCAGACAATATTACAGGCACAAGTAATTTTAGTTTAAGCCCTACAGGAAGGCTTTATTATGGTCTTTTTAATAATTCTTCTACTAGCCCATCAAGTATTTACACAGACTATAAATGGTATCTTGCTGATCCTGCTTTTGGCACAAATAAATATCTTGTGTATAACAATAGAACAGGGCGCAAGTTTAGTTTTGATACAGATTTTGCCGATTACGCTTCAGGAACGGGTGCTTTTGTGCCAACCACTATTGCAGACTTTGATCCTAGATTATGGTCAGCTTTGCCTGATGGTTCTAATGTCATTGATTTAGATGTAAGCACAGGTCAAATTATTAGAACAGGAACAACTACAACATCAACAGGACAAATCAAAGTATCAAATACAGACAATGGACAAGTTATAGCTTCATTAGACGAATTCCTAGACTTTGGTGGACCTTCAACTTATACAGGTTCAGCGGCATCAATTACAGTTGATATTTATGGTCGGGTGGTAGGTTTTACAACACCTGATAATTTTTATATGACTATTGAAAATTTTACTGCCACTTCAGCACAAACTATATTTAGTGTAACTAGAAATTCGACTTATCTTGAAGGTCAATGTTTAGTATTTCAAAATGGTTGTTTATTATCTGAAACAGAATATACAGATACAGGTGGAAGCACAGGCACAGTTACATTAACAACGGGCGCAACGCTTAATGATATTGTTTCTATTATTTCAATGAGAGCTATTTCAACAGGTATTTATTATGACAATACTCATCTTATTGTATCAAGCACTTCAGGATCAACTATGACTTGGAATAGCTCTTTAATGCCTTATCAAATTATTAATGCTGGCGATATTATAACTTTTTCTAATTCAGGCATTCCAACTCAATTTACAGTATTAAGCGTTAATTATTCTACGCAAACAATTACATTTACAGGCGCAGTAACGGCTTCTATTGGCAATCCTATTTATACCCGCAGAGGAGCTACTGATTCTTATCCTGTATTTAGTAGGTTTGAAATAGATTTAGTTTCGGTTTCAAATTACACCCCTACAGAGTGGGCTTTTAATTCAGGATATGAATTACCATTTTTTAATGGCACTGCTGTTCCTGATCAAGATTATGATATTGTAGGAAATACTTATACAAATATTCCTTCGGTAGCAACAGGAAAATTAATCATCATTCAATTCAGTGGGAATAATACGACAACACCTACAGGAACACCGCAAAATGTTACTGTTTACACAGTAGTTGGGCAAACAGGATATTCATTTAACTTTACAAGTGCGGCTTTAAATATCTATGCAAATGGTGTATTATATGAAACAAGTGTGGATTATACGCCGTATGTTAATAGTTATAATTTAACTAATAGCCCAACACAATCGTTTATAATTCAACAACAAACATTCGCTCGCGCAAGTGCGGCATAAGGGGAAAAAATGACACAAGCATTTAATTTAAGTCAATTTGCAAATAATGTTAATTCAAGTGGATTGGCAAGTTTAACCACTGCGGTAACAGGAACACTTCCTGTTGCTAATGGTGGCACAAATCAAACTACTTATACAGATGGTCAATTGCTTATAGGAAATACTACAGGCAATACACTTACTAAAGCTACATTAACTGCGGGATCAGGTATTTCAGTAACTAACGGATCAGGCGCAATTACTATTGCTTCAACTGCAACTGCTAGTGGATTTTCTAATATGACTGTTTTTACATCCCCTGGCACATTCACAACTCCAGCTACAACCACACGAATTAAAGTCACAGTGATAGGCGGTGGCGGTGGTGGAACACCCGTATCAATACCCTCTGGACGACCTGGTCCACAGGGTGGAGCTGGGGGTGGTGGAGCTATCTATGTAGGAGCTGTGACTGCTTCAACTCCATATGCGGTTACTGTAGGAGCGGCATCTTCTGGTGCTGGCAATACTTCATCTTTTGGTGTTTTAGCTTCAGCTACAGGTGGTGCTCAAGGATCTGGATCTGGTCCTGTTTTAGGTGGGGCAGGTTCAGCTGGAACAATATTATTTAGTGGTAGTGGGGCATATACACCTTCTAACCAAGGCACAGGTGGTAATTCAGCACTTGGATTTGGTGTAGGCGCATCTACTCCCACTGGAGCTAGTAATGGTATTGTTGGAATTTTATATGGTGGTGGTGGTAGTGGTGGCACTTCACCAGCAGCTTCTTCAGGTAATGGTGCTGCAGGCGTAGTAGTCGTAGAATATTAAACAAATTTAATTTAATAGAAGGAGAAACAAGATGCCAAAAGAAGCTTTAATTAGTCCTAACGAGCCTAGAGAATCAGGTTATCGTGTTGCTCAAGTGGTAGAGCAAGGACAAACTTTTGAAGTAGGTGGTTGTTTTTGGACACCATGTGCTGACGATGTTGTAGCAGATCAATTTTGGTATGATCCAAGTGATGAATTAATTAAACCATTTCCTATTGTAGTAGAGGATGTCCCAGCAGAATTAACATAAGGATAATATGAATACAATACAAGAGTTTCAAGATAAAGGTTATGTTCACCTAAAAGATTTTTTGCCTTTACATACTTGTCAAGAATTAACTACAGAATTAAAAAAATTAGTTGCAGAACAAAAAACAGTTAATGATCCGCAATGTCCATTATCTCAAGCGGTGCATGGAGCATTAGCTTTTGATAAACTGTTAGAAATTTGTTTACCTTATTTTGAACAGGCATCAGGTCTTAAACTTTACCCTACTTATTCTTATGCCCGCCTTTATAATCAACAAGGTGAGGAATTAAAAAATCATAGAGATAGACCAGCTTGTGAAATATCAGCAACACTAACTCTTGGATTTGAAGGTGATGTATGGTCAATTTATATGGGCGATAATGAAGATAAAACAGTTAATGTAAGTAAAATTGATATGGCTATTGGCGATGCAGTTATGTATCGTGGTATGGACAAATATCATTGGCGCGAACCTTATTTTGAAGGTCAATGGCAAGCTCAAGTATTTCTTCATTATGTTGATGCTAATGGTCCACACTCTGAATGGAAATATGATAAAAGAGAATCATTAGGCATTAGTAAAACTGAACCTACGGCTCAAGTCCCTCAATTAGATGTTGCTTATGTTATGCAAAATGCAGTATCCGATGCTTTTTGCGATAAACTTATTGAAGAATATTCCAAGCCTGAAGTAGAAAAAGAACAACCATTTATTGGTGAAGGTCGCGATCCTGTGGCTAATATTAATCTTGATATTAGAAATGTATTAAGACTTCCACTTCCAATGAATCAAGGTATAGGTGCAACATTAACTTCTTGCGCTTTAAATATGAATCATCAATTTTGGAAGTTTGATGTTACTCATTCTAATCAAACAGAATTTTTAATGTATGATGTCAATGGTAAATATGAAGCTCATGTTGATACATTTCATCAGCATGGAGTAGAAACAAGAAAGCTTACTGCATTAGCAATTCTTAATGACGACTTTGAAGGTGGAAAGTTTTATATTATGAATAGCCATGAAAAAATATACCCGCCACAAGAAAAAGGAAATATTATTGTATTTCCTTCTTTTATGGTGCATGGTGTAGAGCCTGTAACAAAAGGAAAAAGATTTACAGTTGTTACATGGTTAGTTGGACCTTATTTCAAATAATATGGTAAAATAACTTATTCAATAAGATAAGACCATTCGCCTTCTGTAAGCATATAGGGGCGTTATTTACCTAGTGAGGAAAACATGGCTATCTTTAATAAAAACACCCTTCAACAAGTATCGGGCTTTGATAATGAAATCATTGCTGGGGAACTTGTTTACAATCAAAAAACTTTTTGGAATTTAGCATTTAATTCTGATGGCACTGCTGTTGATTTAACAGGCGCTTCAATAGATGCTACAATTATTCGCAGAGCCGTTACTAATATTCACGATAGTCGTTATGGTCTAACCTTTGACATAGCTGATTATTCACCGCCACCATCCCCCGTTCCTTTAACTATTTCTAATCTTGTTGCGGCTAGTGGAACATTTACTTTAGAGATTGACGAATCTGCATGGGGTGTTATCGATAGCGATCCTGAATTAGATATTAATGCTGAAAATTGTGTAGGATTTAGTGGTCGTATTAACATTGGTTTCCCAGCTTCAGGTTCAACTCCCGCTCAAGATATTATTATCTTTTTATTATTCCTAGTTAGATCAGATGGCGTGGTGAATTAACATGGCTAATTATTCTATTGATGTTATTGATAGTAATAATTTAACTGTCAATGTAACACCGCCTTCTGCAACTGAAGTAACGATTGATCGTGGCATAGCTGGATCATCAGGAATTTCAGGCTATTCAGGCTATTCAGGTTTCAGTGGAATTGGTTATTCAGGCGGATCAGGCGCAAGCGGATATAGCGGATATTCAGGATTCAGTGGAAGTGGTATATCAGGTTATAGCGGTTTTAGTGGATTAGGTATAAGCGGTTATTCAGGATATAGCGGTCAATCTGTTCAAGGCGCAAGTGGATTTTCAGGATTTAGTGGATACAGTGGATCAGGAATCAGTGGATATTCAGGATATAGCGGAGTTAATGGATTAAGCGGTTACAGCGGACAAAATGGTTATAGCGGAATATCGGGTTGGAGTGGCGAATCAGGTTACAGCGGATATTCAGGCGAATCAATACAAGGCGACAGTGGTTACAGCGGATATTCAGGCGAACAAGGTGAATCAGGTTTTAGCGGACAAGATGGTCAATCAGGTTATAGCGGATATAGCGGACAAGATGGATTGTCAGGTTATAGTGGCGAATCAGGATTTAGCGGAATATCAGGTTATTCAGGCGACAGCGGAATATCGGGATATAGTGGCGACAGCGGAATATCTGGCTACAGCGGATACAGTGGTCAAGATGGATTATCGGGCGATAGCGGATATAGTGGATTTAGCGGAAGCGGAGTTAGCGGATATAGTGGCTATAGCGGATACAGCGGATTCAGCGGAATAAATGGATTATCAGGATATTCAGGACAAGATGGTGCATCAGGTGAATCAGGCTATAGCGGTTATAGCGGCGAAATTGGCGCATCAGGAATTAGCGGTTATAGTGGCGAATCGGGTTATAGCGGATTTAGTGGAAGCGGAGTTAGCGGATACAGCGGCTACAGTGGTTATAGCGGAGCTGTAGGATTTTCAGGCGATTCAGGATTTAGTGGATGGTCGGGCGAAGTAGGAGCATCAGGCATTTCAGGATTCAGCGGATATAGCGGAATCAGCGGATACAGTGGAATCAGTGGCTATAGTGGTGATAGCGGAATATCAGGATTCAGTGGATTTAGCGGCGTGCAAGGATCATCATCAAGTTTCTTTGAATATCATGCAAGCACAACATCAACATCAGGGTATCCAGGCAATGGTGCTATTACTTGGAATAATATATTGCAAGCAATTGCAACCATAGTTAATGTTTCTCATCTTAATGAAAATAATGTTGATATAGATATTTATTTATCTTTATTACAACAGACAGAAGAATTTGTTATTCAAGATGCAAACTCAAGCGCTAACTATCAAACTTGGGTTATTAATGGCACACCAACTAATTACAATGCTGGTTTAGCAAATTCTTATTGGGCTTATCCTGTTGCTTTAGTTTCAAGCGCAGGCACAGGCACTACAAATTTTGCAAATAATCATAATTTAATATTTGCACTTGTAAATGGTGTATCAGGCATAAGTGGATTTAGTGGTTATAGTGGATTTAGCGGTGAAGTTGGAACATCAGGTTTCAGTGGATACTCGGGTTATAGCGGATTACAAGGAAATAATGGGACTAGCGGATATTCAGGTTACAGCGGATATTCAGGTTTAGTAGGCGACAGTGGATATAGTGGCATATCAGGATATAGCGGATTCAGTGGTTCTAGTGGACAATCAGGCTACAGCGGTTATAGCGGCGAAATTGGAACGCCTGGTCTTTCAGGTTACAGTGGCTATAGCGGATATAGCGGATTGCAAGGCGATTCAGGATATTCAGGAATAAATGGCGCAAGCGGAATTAGCGGATTTAGTGGCGCTAACGGAGTTTCAGGATTTAGTGGTTATAGCGGAGCTGTAGGCATAAGCGGATATAGTGGCTATTCAGGATACAGCGGAACAAGCGGATTTAGCGGCTATTCAGGAATAGATGGTGCAAGCGGAATCAGCGGATATTCAGGTTATTCAGGTATAAGCGGATATTCAGGATATAGTGGAATAAGCGGAATTAATGGAGCTAGTGGTATTTCAGGATATAGTGGATACAGTGGAAGTGGCATAAGTGGTTATTCGGGTTATTCAGGATCAGGAATCAGTGGCTATTCAGGCTATTCAGGAAGTGGCATATCAGGATATAGTGGTTTCAGCGGAGCGCAAGGTTTATCAGGTTATAGCGGAATCAATGGAACATCAGGAATTAGCGGATTTAGCGGAGCTAATGGAACATCAGGTTTTAGTGGATATTCAGGTAGTGGAATAAGTGGTTATTCAGGTAGTGGAGTTTCAGGTTTTTCAGGCTATTCAGGTTACAGTGGAACTGCACCTAGCATAGTAACTAAAATGATTTATGATCAATTTACTTCTACTGCGGCACAGACAACATTTACTACAACACAAACATACACTTCAGGAAAAATTGAAGTATTTTGTCAAGGTGTCAAATTAGTTAATGGCAGTGATGTTACAGTAACAAGTGGAACGGCGGCTGTATTTGTAACAGCGCCAGCGACATCAAGCAAGGTAGATTTAGTGTATCCAATTTAAAGGATTAGCATGGACAAAACAACACAAGACGCTTTGGCATACTTTAAAAAACATGATCCAAATCATTATAGATTTTTATTAACAAATAATTATGAACGGGCGGTTTTTCTTAAAGGCGATCCCGTCTATCCTAGAGAAGCCACTCGTTATCTTTGGGCTAACCGCAATCTATTAGGTAAAAATATTCTTGAAATAGGTTGTTCTACAGGTTACGGCTCTCAATTTCTTCCAAATGATGTTAGTTATCTAGGTTTAGACTACGATCCTATCATTATAGGTGTCGCAAACGAACAAGGATGGGGCAAGGGCGCATCTTTTATTTATTCTGATATCAATGTATATCCGCTTCAACAATATGACACCATAATAGCCTTTGAATTTATTGAACATATTGATAACGGACTTGAAATAGCACAAAAACTTAAACAACATTGCAAACGCCTTTTATTAACTACGCCGCATAACGAACCTGTTGGCTTTTGGGGGGAGCATCATAAACTTCATGGCTTAAATGAATCGCACTTTCCCGATTTTAAATATAACTACATTAATGAACATGGTTATATTTCAGAAACTTTGCCAACAATTAATGAAAAAAATAAATTTAATCTTATGATAATGAGCTGGGATTATGAGTAGCATTTTATGTTCTATTTCTACAAGAGGTCGTTACGACACTACCCTTCCTTTAGCCCTTCAAGCCATTTTAAATCAAACTAAACTTCCTAATAAATTAATTATATTTGATGATAATGATGAACCTAGAGATGTAAGAGGTGAATTATTTTATGATTATTTTTTTAAAATATGCGATATAAAAGGCGTTAAATGGGAATGGGTTTACGCTGAAAAGAAAGGGCAACATCATAACCATGAAAAAGCTAACATGGCAGGTTTTGAATGGGTGTGGCGCATTGATGATGACTGTATTCCTGAACCTAATGTTCTTGAAAACTTATATTTATATACCAATGTCAATGTAGGTGCAGTAGGTGGCGCTATATTAACTCCGCCTATTAATCCTGACACTTCTAAATGCACAGGCAAAATAGAAAATATAGATAGCGAACCAAATATTCAATGGTCTGAAATTAAAGAAGCAAAAGAAGTTGAGCATCTTCATTGTTCGTTTTTATACAGAGCTGGAGTGCATGATTACAATCTTGGTTTGTCAAGGGTGGCGCATAGAGAAGAAACATTATTTACTTATGGATTGTATTTAAAAGGCTATAAAAGCCTAGTTGTTCCTCATGCTACAAGCTGGCATCTTAAAAATCCACAAGGCGGAATAAGAACTGAAACAAATAAAGATATGTATTACCATGATGAGTTAATTTTTAGAAACACACTTAACTATAAAGACAAAAAGATTGTGGTTCTTAATTGCGGCATGGGCGATCATATTGTGTTTAAACATGTAATGTCTAACATTACAAACGCAGAAGTATTTACTTGCTATCCCGACATAGTAGCAGGTCGTTCTATTGCTGAAGCTAAAGCTTTATTTGGTGATATAGATCAATGGAACATTTATAAAAAAATGGCGCAATGGAAATGGACTGATAGTCTTGAAAATGCTTTTAGGAAAATGTATATATAAAGTATATATGATTATCATTAGCCCTTACTCTAAAGCTTTAAGAAATGGAAAGATTAATCCCAAAAACTATCCTTATTGGAAAGAGTTAATTGCATTAATTAAAGAGCCTATTATTCAAATAGGTATAGAAGGTGAAGAACAATTAGTGCCTGACTTTAGAAAAAATTTATCTTTAACAGAACTTGAAATGCTTGTTGATGAGTGCAGAACATGGATAAGTTGCGATTCTTTTCTTCAACATTTTGGTTGGGATAGAAAAAAATATGGTATAGTATTGTGGTCTGTTTCCGATCCTTTGATCTTTGGACACCCTGAAAATATAAATCTTTTAAAAGATAGAAGTAACTTGGCTCAAAATCAATTTTTATGGTGGGAATTTACAGATCATGATCCAAATAAATTTTTTAATCCTAGTCTTGTATTAGAATGTTTAAATGCAAACTTCCCGTGAAACAATCGACGACATATTCGATTTTCTACAAAATAAAACAATCAAAGATATTGGCTCTGATTATTATGATAATAAAAATCATTTGGTTATTTTATTATCTGACGGCTCTATTGCTTATATATCTAGCGGTGACAGTCTTTATATGGCTGTTGAAAAGCATCTTATCAATTAGTAGAAAGAAATAACATGAATATGGAAGAACATACAAAGCATTTATTGGATACAGTTTCGGGAGTTACGGCCATTGGAACAATAATGAAATTTTTACCAGCAATAGCGGCCTTATTATCAATAGTTTGGTATTGCATTAGAATCTATGAATGGGCGCGTTCTAAATTTAAATAATGATTTTCTTGATGTTTTTGTGTTGCAAAAAAGACATAATTTGCTAGACAAATAATTTTGTTTGTCATAAATGAAAGGCAAATATTATGTGGACAACTCCAGCAGCTACAGAAATGAGATTTGGTTTTGAAGTAACAATGTATGTTATGAATAAGTAATAAAATTAAAGGGGCTTTATGCCCCTTTTTTATTTAATATAAAATTCCCCGCCTTGATTCCTACCTATAATTTCAGATTTTTCTTCATCCCAAT